AAGCAAAGTGCAATGTATGTAATTGGTTACCAACTGCTGTATGTTTTTGTATAGTTTTATGTGTTAGCAGTTAGGCTTTATATATATAGACATCCTTTAGGGATACCCCTATTTAGGGGAGGTTTAGTCTACCAATGTAAATTATACCGCCTGTCGACTTGATCGAGTCTGGCAGAGTAGAATCAAATAGATCACTTGTAATTCTAAATGTAATAAATGTATTTTTGTAGAAAAAGTACTGGTATTGAGCACCATCGATGAGACCCCTTTGCCAAAGGAAGAATATCCTACGGTTTTACAAGTCTTGTCCAATCTTTCAGAGTATGGCATAAACCCAAATAGGTTTGACAAATTGTACAGAACACACAGACGCAATTTAGGTATGCGTGTCTGCCAATTTGATGGCCAAAAGATTCCACCACAACCCAGTGTGGAGTCTGTTGTTGCACAGGCTCTGGAGATTTTAAAGGCTCAAAGTGGGACTTCCTCTAACTATGATTTGTTGGAGGGGGAATCCCTTAGCACATTTGAGAATGTGCGTTTTTCGGATCAGATGGATCCATATCTTCTGGATGCGTCAGAGGCGCCTGATAGTACTCGCATGCTTCAGGATAGCTCGGATGCTACATTGGAGCGTTTCTTTTCGCGCCCAGTTAAGATACACGAAGATGAGTGGCTTGTCAATGGAGCACTCAATTTCGACATTGATCCATGGGCTTTGTATTTACAAAACCCCCGTGTCGCAAATAGGCTGACCAACTTCAAATTGTTGCGCTGCAACTTACATGTGAAGATTATCATCAATGGTAATAGTTTTCATTATGGTCGAATGTTGGTTGGATACAATCCCTTGGATTTCTATGATGCGACTGCAACATTTGTTGCAGGGACTGCCGATAATATTCGGTTGTCCCAGTGCCCCCACGTGTTTCTTGATCCGAACACATCAATGGGAGGCCAAATGAAATTGCCTTTCTTTTGGCATGAAAATTATTTTGATATCATAAGCTCGTCGTGGAGCAATGGTAGAGCAGGAAGATTGTACTTTCGAACGCTCAACAATTTGATTCATGCCAATGATGCAACTGATCCCGTTACAGTTACT